GAGATATTAAAAGATATACTTACTTTGAACAATCATTCACAAACTATCATACTAAGTTTACTATTTGCTTTCCGTTAGCAGATAAGATTATTTTTAAAAGTGTAGATCAAATATTAAAGCTACTACCAAAATCGCAATTAAAAAGCTTTCCCAATGATGGTATAGAATATTTTGAAGTGCAGTTAAATTAGTGAATATTGTTTGAAATATTGTCGTCATAATCCCACCAGTTAGCTTTTTCAACTTCGTAATCAACATGAGTAATTCTTAACTTCTTAACGTGCTTTAAGGAAGCTAAAAAAGAAGAACAGTTAGTAAAAGAATCGGTATCAAAGAACTTACAATAAGCTATATCTTCTTTAACATTATCTGTATTCACTCTTACAAAGCTTATAGAGTAAGTAACATAATAAAAATTACTTTGTGGTGTCTTTGTAATCATAATTATATTGTCCAACTTCATTCTCAGATGTTGTCCATTTAGGTTGATCTTCAACACTCCAAGTTCTAGTATTTACTAATCTGTTTATTAAAGGTGGTTCATTCCAATTAACTCCCATATTAGAATCAAATACTCTCATTCTGTTATTGGGTTGAATAGCAAAGTTACCATTATCCATTTCTATAATATGTCCGCACTTATGTTGATCTGGCTTACTTGCATAACCAAAATCTAATTCGTTAAAATCACCTTCTGACCAATCTAAAGTAAATAAATACTTTCCTAATTGTGGTGTCTTATCTCTCTGTAAGAATTGAACTTTAGAACCTGCTAATTGATGGAATGTTGTAACTGCTATATTGTAAGAAAAAGAATCCCATAAGCATAACTCTCCAAGAGGTTGCTCAGGCACTCCTTCATCTTGGCAGAAGGCAGATATTGGAGATCGCCACCAGATACCACCATCTTCCATTACAAAATTAAATAAAGGAACTTGCTTAGGAATACTCGTAACTCCGAATATTACGCACCAGAAATATTTATCGTGTGAATCTTTTTGATCTCTTAAATAATTACCTCTAACATAGCACTCTATTAAAGGTATATTAGCATTAAGGTACATTTATTTTAAATTTTTAATATCTTTGATTCTCTTAATTCCATGCTTATCAGTTTCTATAATGGCTTCAACTTCTTTACATGACCATTTAGTAACATCATTAGTTCCATCACGTTCTACTTTGCGTTTTTGTTCTAAGCAATCTGCGACATTTAATTTTGGGGAATAACCTTCTAGCTTACCATTCATATACATCAGTAAAGCAAATACTACTTCAAACATTATTTACCTCTTAATGAATCTAATTCTTTTTCTAGCTTATCTATTTTCTTTTCTAATTGACTAATGATTACTTTAGTGTGTACGTTTTCTTCAAGTTGTTTTGAGTGCTTGTCTATTGATTTAGCTTGGTACTCAATTAACATATACATCTCTTGGTTCTTAGGAGTTTGTTCAGCTTTTTTAAGTAAGTCTTGCGACATTAACTTCTCATTAGTTTCAAGTCTATTAAGTCTTTCAACGATTCCAAAATAAGTCCAAACAGCTACAACGATAGCAGATACAATAGCTACAATATTTTTAATTGGTAAAGATACCTGCGTTTGATCGCTTAACTTTAGACTATCCATTTTCTTGATTTTTGTTTACTGGTCTTGAAGCTAAAGTTCTAGCAATACTTTCCCCAGAACGTCCCACGACGTAACCGCCCAAACCTATCTGTAAAAGTGTAAAAACGTCAGTAGGTAATTCAAATCCAATAGAAACACCAAATACAGCTTTAACCATTGGTGCAATAATATAATTTATAATTAAAATAAATATCATTACATACATTAAAAGTGGTCTCCACGAACTTGCAAAAAGACCTGCCTTAGCTTCTGCTTCAACTATTCTTGCAGATGCTTTTAATTCTTCAGTACCAGACTGGAGTAACTGCATATTCATTTCAGCTTTTAATTTCTCAGCTAAATCTTTGTCAGGAATAGCTTTATCAACTGTTTTAAATATTGTGTTTAGTAGTGGTGCGAAAGCACTTAAAGCTGGTAGCATATTAGTCTAAAGATGTTATATTTATTTCGCCAGTACCAGAAGTTTTTAGGTAAGCAACTTTATGTCCACTTACAAAAGTAAATATTTCTGAAGTATTTTCATTAATTAAAAAAGAATCTTCTGTGGCAGTTGGATTAGCACCAAAGGCAACGTGGGCATGAGTTCCTTTTACTGCTATTCTGATTAATCCTGATTGCGTTGTAATAGCTGATGATTGTGCAGATGTACCACCAAGAGTATGGGTTTCTGGTGTAAAATCACTATCTATTTTTATAATTGTGTAGTTTGCCATATCGTTCTCTAAATGTTCTAAATTTGCCTATTTAAACCGACAAATTACCCATTTTTTTTAATATTATAGGTTTAGTTGTCGTGTATCGTAATTTTAAAGCCACTATGCCTTAAAATAGGTTTAAATGATATTATCTACTTTTGGTTGTATCTATAAGTAGTTCTATGTAGTGTTTAGCTTTTTCTAAGTCTGAAACTCCACCCTTCTCTTTAAATCTTAAAATATACTTTATGATATTTCCTTCTACAAATCCAATATTATTTTTAATGATAAATTCTACTGGTTGGATTTTATATTTCTTGTAATGGCTTCCACCAACTTGTTTTTTATAAGACTTCATAGATAGTTCTTCCGTTTCCTTTATATGCTCTTAAATATTGTTTTCTATTTCCTGATGGTTTGTAAGAACAATGTACCCACCCAGAATTAGGTTCTTCAGGTTTCCAAAATTCAAGAATACATTGGTCATAGTCTAAATTGTTTACGACAAAATCAGAAACTTCTTTATTTGGTATTCCTAAAATTTCAAAATCTACTGCTTGTCCAAATGTGTGTTGTGATGTTACAGAACTTCCTATGGCTTTGCATAACTCAGGAGAACGATACCCAGAAGTAATTGTAATTGGTTTGTTAAAATAGTTTCTTACTGGTTCTAAAATAAACTGGCATACATTTTGTATATTAACCAGAACTTCATCAGTTGGAGTATTGTCTATTTGTAATCTGATTGCAGTATCAGAATAGATAAATTCTCTTAGAGAAAAATTTAAACTAACTTGCCTATCCATTTGCCTTCTTTGTTAAGTACCATTGGAAATAATTTTGGTTGTCCATCTAGTATCATGGCAGTACCCACAATAAATCTTAATCTAAAGTTTTTTGCGTATTCAAAAGCCAGACTAGATTGTTTGGTTAATGAACCACATTGTAAAGACCATATTAAATTATCAGGGTTGCTAAAATAGTTAATATTAAATTTACTGTGAAAATGAAACTGAGCAACATTCTTGCCATATTGCATAGCAAGTTTTATTCCATCAGCAGTCATTCCATGAGTACAGAAACATTCAGAACCATCAGATAAAGGAATATTATAATCATCTACCCACTCCCAACCTTTTCCTACTCCTAAAAATTCATTATATGATTTTAAATATGCTTTAGGCATACCAAACTTTAATGCTCGTCTATAAATTAAACTAGAATGATTTGAATGTAATAAAACCATCTTAGGAAATATAGATTCTAATTCTTTAATATGTTTTTTGGCTTCTATAAGTTCTTTACCAGCAGAATCTAAATCTGGATCGTGTGAGTGCATTGACAATGCGTGGGCATCGGTTTCATCACCCCCGCCTAAAACAAAATCAGGTTTATATTCTTTTTTTAATGCTTTTAAAAAATCAAAACTATCTGGGTGATGGTAGGGTATATGTAAATCTGAAATCAATAAAACTTTTTTATATCTTTTCATATACCTATTCTGTTAGTTGTATTTGCCGTTTTAAGCAATACTTACTTAGCCAAGAACAAAGTCAATAAAGCCATGCTTAGAGTTCCTAAAGCTAAAAAGATAGACCAGAATAATTTTTCTAATCTTCGTTCCAACTTATAAACTGCACACGAGAGTACTTTTAAATTAGCTTTAATGCCTGTGATATGACCCTTTAAAGATATTAGTTCTTCTGATTGTGTTCTTGCCATTGTCTTTTTCGCATTTACAAGACTTTAGCAAGACACACCCACCAATCCAAAGTTTGAAAATACACATTAAATTTTATGCACTAATATCAAACTATTGTGTTTTAATAAAGTTATTTTTTGTAGAACTGTTCTACGTTCTTAGCATAATCTTTCCAAAATGTTTTAACATCTTCAAAAGCATCTGCATAAAACTTAGACCAGAAATTCTTAATGTCAGAATAATTTAACATTGAGTTCTCCTTTGTGTAAAAGTTATTTTCGTCAGTCGTATATATCATTGGAGATATATATGTTGCGTTGCAACAAAAATCAAGACTACTTGATATTTAAATGTATTTTAATTGATTCTATGAAATCGTTAATTGCCATCTCGTACTTCCAACCAATAAAAACTCCAATTATTAAACCTATTATTAATGTAATCATATTATTACTTGTTCGTTGATGTGTTAGTTATTTAATTAGCCATTCCTCAACAGTTGAAGAAATATCTCTAATTTTTAACCAGTTTGATTTTTTAATTTCGTTTTTTCTTATTCTTAATTTACCCATCATTCCAACAGTACTCCATTCTTTTCTATCTGTTCTTGGAATATAAATTTCTTCTTTATCAAAAGAATTATTATAAATTGGATAATCATGATAATATTCTTCAGCATTTTCTGGTGGAGTAATTCCATCTCTACTTGGAACACAACCTTTAAATTCTTTTGAACCATCTTCTTTAATTTCTTCCCATCTATAAGAAACTAAATTTTCAAATTGAACTCTACCAAAATCATCTCTTACAAATTTTCCTTGCCAAGAATTAGGTTGTGCATCTCCTACAACTGTTGGATTTTTACTAATAACTCCTATGATGTTTAATTCATTATCTGTTTCAATGGCTTTTCGTATTTTTCCATTTTCTAAAACAACTGTAAATCCCACTCTATCTTCATTATTGGGATTACCATCTAGCCATTCAAAACATTCTGCATAGTCAGCACCACCACCAGTAAAAGAACCATCACAAGTAGCATTACCATCTCCTTTAAATTGAAATCTTAAATTACCACCATCATACATTTGATAAAATGTTCCACTAGAACCTAATCCACCACTACTAATACCTGTGTTAATAATTTGTGTATGAGTTCCTGATGTTGTACTAACGTGTCTTGTTGAATAATCAGCAATAGCACCAGAACCATTAATTCTAAGTCTTGAATTATTATCGTTATTACTTCCATTAATTAATACATCACCATCAGATTCTATACGCATACGTTCTGTGAGACCCGCAACGTTGTCTGGTTTTGTAAAAAAGTTAATCCGACCACCTCTATTATTTGCCGTAGTCCCTTCTGTAGTTGCTGATATTAAAACAACACGAGCTTCTGCTGACCCACTTGTTGATGCTCCAGCATCAAATCCTATAGTACCAGAAGATACTCCAGTACCATCTGAAGCACTAGTTTTTAAAAGTACGTTACCACGAGATGTTCCACCTGCAACTGTAATAGTAGCTTCACCAGATGCTGTTCGTACATCTAAAGTTGATGAAGCAGAAGTAGTCCCTATCCCAACATTCCCACTACTATCTATCCTCATAACTTCTGTACCACCTTCTGTGAAAGCTATTGTGTCTGCAGTTGGGAAAAATATACCTGTGTTCGTGTCGCCAGTTGGTGCAATAGTTGGAGTACCAACAGCACCAGCATTAACTATAATTTGTCCAGTACCATCACCTGCTATTGTTATAGCACCATTAGCACCATCAGCTATTGTAATTGAACCTGAACTAGAACCTGAATTTGTATTAAGTATTAAATCGCCAGTTCCATCTGTCGTTATAGTAGCATTGCTATTTGAATCACCGATTTTAACTGTATCTGCTGAAAGTACTACATCACCAGTTCCATTAGGTGCTAAAGTAATATTAGCATTAGAAGTTGATACAATAGAGTTTCCATTAACATCTAAGTTTCCACCAAGTTGTGGAGTAGTATCTGTAATTAAATCTAAAGCTGAATCTGTAAAATTAACTGTGTTAGCAACGTGATCTATTGTAGCAAGAGTAATGTTATCTGTTCCGTCATAGTATTTTAAGATCGGTGCAGTAGCCGTAGTAGTATCTAGCCAAATAGTTCCTGCGACAGCACCAGAAGGAGTTGATGTTCCTGAGTGTGTAGTTGCAACTGCTTGTAAAAAATTATTAATGTCTGTTCTAGTAGCTGGAAAGCCCTGATTGGAAATTACAAAATCGTGCTGTGCCATAAAATTTTTATTTTCTATCTATTGCTGACTACCTATACCTACTGCTTGATAGTCAAATGTTCTATTAACAGTATTACCACTTGAATCTAAAAATTCAACATTAAAAGATGATCTATCTTTACTATTTAAAATAAATCTATCACCACTATTAAGGTTTTGCCCAATAATTGTCAAGGAAGGAGTTTGATAAAATGCTTTTGTAAAGGTTACTGGGAATCCAGTATTGACAGTTCCTGAAGTTAAATTAGAACCATCTTGGATAACAGTTGGTAGTAAAAATTTAAGAGATAGATTATTAATTGCAGGAGTGGCAGAAGTATCTGTTGAAGTTAATATAGCTTTAAATTTTACTGCTCGTGTAACATAATCACCAGTTTTAAAATCATTAAAACTGCTAAAGGTTACATTGTCAGAAGATGTTGCTATTTGAAATTTAACATTTGTAGAAATAGCTTCACTTGTATTTCCATCAAACAATCCTTCTCTATCATCAAAGTCTCCTGCGGGTGCGTCAAAGGAATTTACATAGTCTATGTGTTCTACGTTTAATTGATTAAGAACTATTCTAAACCTAAATGAATTACTAAAATCAAATGCAGTCGCAAATTCATAAGTACCAGAAGATACAACAGTATTATTTCCACCATCAAATAATCCAAAACCATCATCAAAGTTTCCGCTTATACTGTCAAAAGCAGATGTACTTAGAACTAGTGTGTTATCTACAACTTCACAATTTGTTTTAACTCCAGTAAATGCAGTTTCTTCAGTTATTGTTTGTACTGATTGAAAACCCTCAAATACTTGACTTGATATTACAACTGATGCTGAGTTAGCAGAACGAATACCAAATTTATCTATTGCCTTAATAAAAAATTTTCCTGCACCAGCAAATGGAGTTACAACAGAAGTTGCTGGTCGTGCAATTCTTGGTACTAAGATTGTAGTATTAGAATATTGAGTTTCAGTTGTGTCAGAAGTAAATCTTATTTCATAAAAATCTAAATCTAAATCACTTACTGGATTAAAGAAATGATGAAGTTTATCTCCAACAACATCTATATTATAATTAGTTACATCAGAAGGCGGATTAAATGCAGTTACAACTTCGTGAGTAGCTGTATTAAAATCTGATCTTGCACCAAGTGTATTTATTGTTCTTGCACGAATATTATATATAGCACCTTCTATAACTGGATATATTTCAAATACTTGATTAATACCTCTACCCATTAATCTAAAAAATGTTTCTGTATTTTGTTTGTATTCTACTTCAAATTGATCTGCAAAGCTGTCATTGTTAGTAAGTGTAACAACCATTTTAGAAACAACAGAACCATCAAATAATTCTATTACTTCATCTGCAACTGAAATTGAGGGAGACATAACTGAAAAAGGATTTGGTAATACAGTATCAGGTATTGTAGGTTCTTCGCCTTTTTCTTCCCAAGTGTAAAAGTTGTCTTGATGTTCTTCTAATCCAAGAGTTACTGTTGAATCTGAATTAATAGCTAAAGACATAACTCGGAATGGCTTGGCACTAAATCCTGCTGTATCGTAAGTAGCTGTAACAATATCTCCAATAGACAAATTTAATGCTTCAGCAGTTACAGTAACTTCTGCTTTTAAATTGTTTCTTGATCTTTTTAATATGTTCTCGCAAATTTCTTCTGCTTGATATGGCGAAGTAACTTGTATCATATCAAAACTTCTCTCTAATAGAGTTCCATTATCATCAGCTAACATAGTTGCGTGTTGATCTTCTGCTGGTAATGCAGAATCATCAAATGGTGGAAAAGAAACTGTATCTGATTGATAATCTTTTTTTGGATTTGTATATGTTCCAATTACACGATTAAATTTTTCTGATTTGCTTTCACCTTGAATTTTAACTTCACTTACAACATTATCTTTAGTTAATAATAATTGTGAACTTCCTGTTCCTTCAATAATAATTTTATATTGACCTTGTGTATAATTAAAGATTGCTCTCATAGGAACTAAGAGTTCTCTTACATTTTCTAATACTTTTTTTTCACTATCTATAACTGCATTTGTTTCAAATAAGTTTATATCAATTACTACTTCATTTACTGTTACACCAGTAGTATGAGATGTTGCAGTAGTGGAATTAACACCTCTTGTGCAACCAGTTAATGTATTACTAGCTTTTCCAGTATAAGTAATTTGCTCACTATCAATTAAAATTGTACCAGTTGTTGGGAATGAACTAGTATCTGTTAAAATAATAGAAGTTACTAGATTATCTATATCACCATTTAAAGTGGTTGTAGCACCAACATAAGGAGTTACTTGACTATCGCAGGTGTTGGCAGAAGTCTTAAATGTATCGTAGTTTGTTTCAAAAGCATCATTGGGTAATCCTTTTCCATATCTACTATTTCTTAGATAGTCTAAAAGAACTAAAGATGAGTTAGCTGAATAAGCCCAAGTTGTTGGGTCATCTTGTCTATGTGAACCAGAACCACCTTTAGTTGTGTCTAGTCTAGGGTCATATATTTTCTTACCTCTTACAGTTATTCTAACTTCTGGCAGTCCACTATAAGCATCTTGATTCCATCTAAATCTTAAAGCAACATAAGCAAGACCAGATAGTTTATGATTTTCTGTCCAGTTAGTTGTTTCATCAAGTAAAGAAGAAGCTGATTGATTATCTAATCCAAAAAATGGTTGAATAGATATTAAAGATTCACCTTTATAATAATTAGTATCTGTACTAGAAACTTCTCTTAATGTTCCATCAGTTAATGCACCATCAAATGTTACTAGTTTATCATCTACATAAACTTCATCTATTGCTGTAATTCCTGCCCCACCACCTTCACATAATACTCCTGCCACATAAAGATATTTATTATCATCACCAGAACTTTCTACAAATACTCTGGTTAAACCTAATTGTCTTTTTCCATAAACAACAGGAATAGGATTGTTGTTAGAATCTTTGCTTACTGTTACACCTTTGGCTACATCTTGTGGTGTCATTCCTTTTGGTTTTGGTGCAAGTATATAACTTATAGCAGTAACTATTACGAACTGTATAATTGCTTCAACTACTACTGGGGGCATATATGATATTCTCTTTTAAATTTTTGTGATCTTCTATACACATTATAATTTTCATCTGCTCTTATCCAATTTACAGATTGATTAACTTCTATTTTTTCTTTAAAATATTCTATAACCCATTTCATTATTTGTTTAACATGACTTTTAGCAAGAACTTCAACTACCCAAATGTTATTGCCACAGTTCCATTCATTAGCTTTTAATCTACATGACATTTCAAATCTTTGTTGCACGTTATCACTAAGATAAGCCCAATTAGTAAAACCTACATCTTGATTTCCTACTCTATGAATTTGGTACTGGTCTAGGTTTAAAGAAGGTGTTAGCATTTTAACTAATTCTTCATAACTATATTTATCAAATCGTTTAAATTGTCTATGTAGATGAACTGCTCTATATAAGTCATTCATTAAGCTACACCCCATTTAATCTTTTTACCTGTTTGACTTGCAAACTCCATTCCTTTGTCATTTGGGAAAAATAGTTTCTGTGAGTTCTCAGTAGTTCTTCTTCCTGATATTCTTTCAAAGTCTGCCCAATGAGATGAGATGATAACATTAACAGATGAAGATGTTGCGTTTTCTTCTAATGTAAAACTAGATATTCTTCCGTCAAATAAAAGAAATGGGTCAGCTATCAATGCCTGACTATCATCTAAAAAACCTCTATAAATTTTAGCAGGTTCGTTCATGTAGTTATTGTTAAGTAATAAAGAAATTATTGTAGTATCTGCACCTGAGAATTTAAGTGTTAATGAGTTTACTGCAATATCAGCATTTTCTTGAACTTCAGAACTTCCTAAGAACAATGATGAAGCTGTGTAAGTATCTCCGTCAAAAGAAATATCTTTATAATGGTCTGTGTAATATGTGCCAGTTCCTATTCCTAGATAAACAAGTTCAACTGGATTAAGTTTGTTTGTTGCTATTTCGGCTATGACACCAGCACTTAATGATCTTGTCATTACAGTACCTCTATAAGATCAACTTCGTATTGGAAATAATTTTCTGTGCTAATATTAAATTCTTGAATATCTCCAGTAAGTCCAACTGTAAAATCTACATTAGAATAAATTAAAACTGCATTATCAGATACGTTGTCTCTTAATGGTGGTTCAAAGGTTAAAGTTCCTTGACCAGAACCATTAGATGATACATCTGCCATAACCATATAAACTTTTGTTTGACCAGTAAATCTAAAATAATCTCCAGCTTTAAATACTCCTGATGTGCTGTTAGCCATTCCATCTATCGCAACAGAAGTAACTCCTGCAAGAATAGCACCATTTACAGATATAATTCCAGTTGCAACTCCTAATGGGTCATCAATAGTTGGTGGTACATATTGGAATGATTCCATTTGTGATCTTTGTTTCATTATGAAAGCATTTATAGGTGCAAATTCAGTTCTAGTCATAATTGGGAATCTAACTCTTAATCTAAATCTTTGTCCGTCTATTTGTCTAGCTTGTCGTCTGCCAGAAGCAGTTGTAGTTACGATAGTATTCTGGTTAGAACTTATCGCTACATCTCTAGGTGCTGGGCTTGAAGGGAATGTTCCACTCATACTATATTAGATTTTCCTTTTTGATTAGCTCCTTGATTAACTAAGTTAATTATGGTTGCTCTATTATCAATTAATAATTCTTTAATACCTCTAACATCATTTGCTTGAATATTAAATGTTATATTACTTGCTGAACCCATATCGTGATTAGGTACAA